GCGGTACAACGTGCTTGCCTGTGGGAGACGCTTTGGTAAAACAACGCTTGGCGGTAATTTACTTTCAGACCCTGTCCTAAAAGATGCGCTTCCCTGCGCTTGGTTTGCACCTACCTACAGGCTCCTAGAAGAGGCATACAACGATCATAAGAGGATTTATTCCCCTGTTATCCGGCGAGCTGTGCAGACACCTGCACCACGCATTGAACTGATTACCGGAGCTGCGATTGATTACTGGACGCTTGATGACCCTTCAACGGTTGCCCGTGGTCGTAAGTACAAGCGGGTCATCATTGATGAAGCCGCCATGGCAAGGCATCTAGAACAAGCATGGACGGAAGCCATACGCCCAACACTAACAGACTACAAGGGCGATGCTTTCTTTCTCAGCACTCCCAAGGGCTCTAACTACTTCAAGACGCTCTATGGCATGGCTGGTCAAGATGATGACTGGATGGCATGGCAGATGCCTACCACCGCTAACCCGTGGATTGATCCTACCGAAGTAGACAAGGCTGGGGAGTCTCTGCCGAGCATAGCTTTTAGGCAGGAGTATCTAGCCGAGTTTGTCGATGCAGCTGGTGCTCGAATCAAGCGGGAGTGGTTGCGGTACGGTGACTGTCCTGAAGGGCTACCTACCTACATAGGCGTTGACCTTGCAATCTCTACGAAGTCTGAAGCCGACTATACCGGGGTTGCTGTTGTATCCCGTGGTGAAGATGGGACAATCTACGTTAGAGACATCAACCGGACTAGGGCAGACTTTGCATCCGTGCTACGCTTCATCGAGGCGATGGCTGAAAAGTGGAAACCTAGCATGATCGGCATTGAACAGGTGCAGTATCAGGCTGCTGTCGTGCAGGAGCTTCTAAGGCGTACGAAACTGCCTATCCGGGGGATACGCCCAGACCGTGACAAAGTGACCCGCTTTGCGCCTCTGGAAGCCCGCTACGAGCAATCACAGGTTATGCATTGCCAAGGGCTCCCGGCTTACTTTGAGGATGAGCTGCTGTCCTTCCCCGTTGGTAGGCATGATGACGTGGTGGACGCTCTGGCTTATGCTTGGCAGGTGTGCGGATCTAAGCGTGGCTGGGGTGCAGTCTAAAAATATATATCTCTATACCCTTGACGTATATATACTTAGGGTGTATATTATATACATCAAGCAGGGAGATAGAGAGATATGAACGAAGATACACGAAAGATGCTCATCAAGTTGGTTTATTCCTACACGAGCTTTCCAATTAGCAAGATGTACTGGATGTCGGACAAGGGTGAAATCACCACATTGATTGTAAAGGGCGGACGCAAAACCTACTCAATCAAGTACAACCAAGGAACCGACCTTTTCGAGGGCTTCAACTCCAAGTTTCAAAAGACCGAACTTTACATTGAACAACTCGCTGGATACATCGAAACCGCAAAGTAATCAAAGGAACCGCCACAGGCCCCCGCAAGGGGGCTTTTTTATTGCCTGTGGGATACTAGGCGCATGGGTATCTTTGACCGCTTCCTTGGCAATAAAGCCGTAGCAAACCCGACACAGGCACTACCACTGCCATTGTCACAGTCCCGTGATGTCTACCTAACCGGCTATGGCTCCGGTCAGCTGCAAACACTCCTGCGCCGTGCGCTTCCAGGGAGCACCAAAGACTGGGCACGAGTAGCGGGAGACCTTGGGCTGAACGGTATCGTGGCATCTGCCATTGACTGGTACATCAGGAACTACCCACAGGCTACAGTCAAGTACTACCGCCCTGTAGATTCCCAGCAAGCGGAGCCTGTAGAAGACCATCCGGTAATCGCTCTTATGGCGCAACCTGATCCAATGGTGATGGGTTCTTTATTTTGGAGCTGGGTTATTCAAGACTATAAGCTTTTCGGCAACACATACCTAAGGAAGATTCGGTCTACTACCCGTGGCGTGGTGACCGCTTTGCAGTTCCTTCCGCAAGACATGGTCAGACCTGTTGGTAACGGCATCAACCCTCTAACGCATTACGTCTACACCACGGACGGAAGGTCTTTCGATATCCCTGTATCTGACATCATCCATATCCGGTACGGCAGGGAACCTTCCGACATCCGCCTTGGACGTAGCCCGGTAACCGCTGTATTGCGTGAGATTGCAACAGACAATACCGCATCAACCACGGCATGGGGATTGCTTGCTAATGGCGCGATGCCTAGTCTCATAGTAGGGCCTGATGCTAAAGACCAGACCGTAGACATCTCAATGGACGATGCCAGACAGGTCAAGCGACAGCTGCACGAAGACCTGAGCGGTGATGGTTCAGGCGGTATCGTGGTGATGACCGGAGCCTACAAGATGGATAGGGTATCCCTAACGCCATCAGAGCTTGCTCTAGATTCTGTGAGACGCGTACCGGAAGAGCGTATCTGTTCTGCCCTTGGACTCAACCCGATGGTCTTGGGTCTTGGTGCTGGTCTTGAGCGTTCTACCTACAGTAACTATGAGAGAGCGCAACAGGCAGCGTGGGAAGACGGCATGGTGCCTTTGCTCCGTGTCTTGGCTGATGCGATTACCGCTGACCTCCTGCCTGAGTATCCAGAGACCCAGCAGGGTGACTACATCCAGTATGACCTTGAAGGTGTACGGGCTTTGGCTGATGACCTTTCAGCGGAAGCCGATCGTGCGGAGAAACTGTACAAGGCAGGCATCATTGACCGTGCTGAAGCCAAGCGCATAGCAGGCCTTGAAGCCGTGCCAGAGGATGAAGGTATCTTGCATCCATCCGCTATCAGTACACAGGCTGGTACAGGTGCATCGCTGGCAGAGACAACCAACGCGGCTGGTATTCTTATCCGCTCTGGTTATGACCCGGGTAGTGTGACTAACTTCCTGAACTTACCAGTGCAACACACGGGAGCCGCACCGGTTACCCTGCGTGATGAAGCCAAGGCACTCAGCACGAAGTTTGCTCCAACCGATGCAATGCGGGAAGCGGCACAACGTGCCCTTGACTGGAAGGCTGAGGGCTTTGATGGTGGCACACGGGTAGGGCTTGCAAGGGCAAACCAAATCGTAAACGGTGAGCAGTTATCCGAGGATACGATTCTCCGGATGTATTCTTTCTTTTCCCGCCATGAAGTGGATAAGAAGGCTGAGGGCTTCAACGCTGGTGAGGCTGGCTTTCCTAGTGCCGGGCGCGTAGCTTGGGACTTGTGGGGCGGTGATGCTGGCTTCCGCTGGGCAACATCCAAGCGCAACCAAATGCAGGGCGATGAAGGCAAGAGCCTTGATTGTTGCACCCCGGGGGTGGTGTACAAGTCTCACCCTTTTTACGGGTACGAGCTGATGGAGGCTCATACAAACGAGTAGACGATGGTACGGGCAGAATCTATGCCGCTAGTCAGAAGTTTAGGAATGACTTACTGGAGCGTGAAGGCGTAGCCATATCCCGGATGCAGAGAGCATACAAAGCCGCTACTGCTGCATCGATTGCAGAACTTGAAGCACTAGAGGAACGCATCGCAGAGCGTGAGGCAAACGGTGAAGACCCAAGCCAAACTATCCTCTGGATGCGTCAGCGCATCATAGACAACATCGAGGAACTTGGTCGTAACTTGCAAGCCTTTGCGGTAGAAGGAGCAACCATAACAGCAGATGGACAATTGCAATCCGCCATCCTTGCGAATGAGACGAGCAGCAGCTTGGTTGAAGCGGCGGCAGGTCGTAAACCGGCTAACGTCAGCCTCGGCAGTTCATGGACAACGCTGCCCGATGAACAGCTGCAAGCCTTTGTCGGTTTTTCGGGTGATGGAAGCCCTCTGGGTGTCCTATTTGAAACCATTCCGCAGGTAACAACCGATGCCATGCAGATGGCTTTGGTGCAGGGCATCAGCCTAGGTGAAGGGCCACGGACAGTAGCACGGCGCGTACGCAAAGCGGCAGACATTGGACGGCAACGAGCAGAGACAATCGCACGTACCGAGATGATCCGAAGTGCGAGAGAAGCACAAAGGCAACTCTATACTCAGAACCCTGCGGTACAAGGTTACCGACGGCAAGCCACACAAGATAGCAGGGTGTGTTTAGCCTGTCTGGCTTTGTCTGGTACTCTTTCAGCCACTGATGAAATCATGCCTAGCCACCCGAACTGTAGATGCGTCATGGTTCCGGTAACGATGTCATGGGCGGATATTACCGGGGATTCTTCCATCCCTGATACCAGACCTCCGGTAGCAACACCTGAGCGCATCCTCGCTGGCTTGTCGGATGCTGACAAGGTTGCCATCATGGGGCCTCAAAGATACGCAATGTACATGGAAGGCAAACCGCTTGCTGATTTTGTGCAAGTAGTACCTAACCAAGACTGGGGGCCTAACACCCGTGTACGGCCACTCAGAGAGCTTATATAGACCGTGTGGGATACTTACGCCATGGACGTGCTGACATCTACAGTGGACGGAATCAAGAGCGACAGGCTTGGCTATGTCAAAGGTTATCTGGTGCGCTTTGGCGATACCAAGGCAACCGACCTTGAAGGTGACTACTTCACCAAGGCAACCGACTACGGATTTCCAATGGAAGAGGGTAAGCGCGTACCGCTCAACGTCTACTACCACCACGGTATGGATGCTCAGGTAGGTAAGAAGTCCATCGGTACTGGCTTCATCAAGATGACCGATGAGGGACTCTGGTATGAGGCGCAGTTAGACTTGGCAGACGAGTACGGCAAGATGGTTGCCAAGCTTTGCAAGCAAGGCAAGATGGGCTTTTCCTCTGGTGCTGCGGCTCATATGGTTGAGCGCAAAAGCATGGGCGGTGCTTCCGAAATCATCCGGTGGCCTATCGCTGAGGCATCGATTACCCCTACCCCTGCGGAGTTTAGAAACAGTGTCAAGAGCCTTGAGGAGTACTACGGCATGGGCGAGATGGAAGATGATGAAGAGATGATGCCTGAGCCGATGCCAGAGCAAAGCCCAGAAGAGTACGCCGCTGAGTTATTCAAGATGGCAGAATCGGATCTCATCCATGAAGGCATGGAAGCCTACTACGAAGCCATGAGCGAAGGTATCGGCATGGTTGCAGATGCATCTATGGCTGAAGCCATTATTGATATGTTTGCTAGCCGTGCAAAGCAGCTATACGCCATGCACGGTGCTAAGTGTATCCAGCCCGCATCCCTGCGGTCTGTAGAGCGTCGGCTGCGGGATGCAGTCGGTCTATCACGGTCAAGCGCAAAGCGTTTGGCTCCAGTAGTCTGGGAATCTCTGCGGGATGCAGACCAGCCTGATGAGCAGCCGTCCATCGTAGTCGAGGCGAAAGCCCATGATGTTGACGAGCGAGCGGAACTGCTTGCACGTCTGGAGTTGCTAACACAACTATGAATATCGAAACATTGACAGCCAAGCGTGAAGGCATCCTTGCCACAGCTCGCGAACTGGCATCCGGAAACGGCGACCTTGCACAGGTCAAGAGCCTGATGGTTGAGGCTAAGGACATCGAAGAGCGCATTGAGACCATCAAGAGCCTTGGTGCTACCGCTCCTGTCGTCACCCCTGCGGTAGACAAGAAGCCATGGAAGGGCGGCATTAACGTCCAGAAAAATCCATTTGCTGGATCCACTGACGAGCGCAACGAAAAGGCTTATGTCTTTGGTCAGTTTGCTCGCCACCTCGCTGGCGTAAAGTCTGCAACCAAGTGGCTGTCCGAACATGGACACATGAAGGCACAGACCGAAGGCACACCATCTGCTGGTGGATATACGGTTCCTGAAATCGTTTCCAGTGACCTTATCTGGTTGCGTGAGCAGTATGGCGTTGCTCGTCGCAACTCCCGTATCTACCCGATGTCCTCGGATACGCTCTTGGTTCCTTCCGCTACTGCATCGACCACGGTCTACTATGCATCGGAAGCAACAGCAATCACAGCATCTGACATCACCTTTGGTCAGGTCTCCCTTTCCGCTAAGAAACTTGCAGTCCTCACGATTGCATCGAAGGAACTTGGCGAAGATACGGTTATTGACCTCGGTGCTGCTCTTGCCCGTGACATGGCTTACGCCATTGCTAAGGAAGAGGACAATGCCTGTTTCAACGGTGACGGTTCCGGTACTTACGGAAGCATCACGGGTATTCTTCAGGCTGTCTACGGCTTGAACGCTACCAAGGCTAACATCGCTGGCGTTGTTGTTGGTGCTGCACTTTCCGGTGCTAACTTCTCCAACTTCACGCTCGCGAACTTCCAGAGCATGGTCGCAAAGCTTCCTACCTACGCAGACAACGCCAAGTGGTATATGCACAAAGACCTGTTCTTTAATGGCGTGGCTGATAAGCTCATTGCTCTTGGTGGAAACGCCATCCTCGACATCCAGAACGCTTACACCCAAGCACCTACCCTGTTCGGTTATCCGATCGAGTGGGTTCAGAATATGCCTAAGTCCCCAGCTGCAACAACTCCGGTTGCAATTCTTGGCGACCTGACAAAGGGTGTTGCTTTCGGTGATCGTCGTGCAATGACCGTTGAGGTTTCCGATCAGGTCAAGTTCGTGGAAGATGCTTTGACCTACAAGGCAACCGAGCGTTTCGCATTCAACGCGCATGACGTTGGAAACGTTTCCGGTACGGCATCTGCCCGTGTACCTGGTTCGCTCATCGTTCTCGCAACAAGCAACGCTTCCTAAGCGTAGCCCCTTCAATCAAGCCCTCGGCAGACGTGCCGGGGGCTTTTGTTTTGCCTGCGTTTACTTTTTAAAAATAGGCGTGTGGGATACTAACCGCATGATGACCAGAGCCGAGGCGATAGCACAAGTATCATTATTTGTGGCTGCTCAAAGTTACCCGCAGATGTCTACCACGGACATCGGCTCTATCCTCGATTCCTTCTCACGGTTCACGACATGGACGGCAAGCACCGCCTACGCTGTCGGTGACCGTGTAGTGCCTACAACGCCTAATGGGCGGGTTTACGAGTGCCGTACAGCAGGCACAACCGCAACCACTGAGCCTGAGTTCCCTGAGTATCCCGGCGCACAATACAAAGGCTGGTCAGTACTCGATGGCACGTCAGACCCTGTCCTGATGTGGGTTGACCAAGGCCCGATCAATGTTGAGCGTTACGATGTACGCACAGCAACCCGGCAGGCATGGCTTATCAAAGCATCTAGAGTAGCGGCAGACATTGATGCTAAGGAAGGCAACAGCGATGTCAAGCTTTCCCAACTGATGCAGCATTGTTTAACCATGGCTGAGAAATACCGCCCGGTGGCTTTCGCATGAGTCCTATCCTGCGCCAGACCATACAGGCAGGCATGGTGCGTAACCTTTGCCAAGACCGCGTAGAGGTTCACCGCTTCACCTTGACCGAATGTGGTCGGGGCGGTGCTACTGAAACATGGCG